AGAGGTATCATAAGAAGTATACATCGTGACGGTGCAGTACCTAACATACCTGTAAAGATAACAGGTACTAAAGAGGAACCAGCGGCACGTATAGAGCTAGTTGATGATGAAGGTAAACCACGTAATCAGTTTGTTGGTCACAAAATGACTAGCTTAAATAAATATGCTGAGGTTGTAGACAAAGCAGACAAGCCACTAAACAAACCTTTCAGATTACCAAAAGGGTCTAGTAAGAAGTTTGGTGTATACGTTAAGTCTGGTGACAAGACTGTCAAAGTTACATTCGGCGACCCTAACATGGAAATTCGTCGAGATGACCCGAAAGCTAGAGCTAACTTTAGAAGCCGACACTCATGTAGTACGGCTAAAGATAAAACCTCAGCAAGATATTGGTCTTGTAGAATGTGGAGTGGTAGCACAGTGGGAAGTATGACTAAAGACATTACAGGTCAAATATTAAAGACCGATGAAGAACAACGCATGGTCTATGGCTGGGCTTCTGTAGTAACCGAAAAGGGTGAACCAGTAGTCGATAGACAAGGCGATGTAATTAAACCTGACACGTTAGTAAGTGCTGTAAACAAGTTTATGGAGCATGTACGTGTAGGTAAAGAAATGCACAAGGGCGAACAGATTGGTGCAGTTATCCATTCCATGCCTATCACTAAAGAGATTGGTGATTCCCTTGGCATCCAGAGTGACCGAGAAGGTTGGATAGTAGCGTTTAAAGTATATAACGATGATGTCTGGGCTAAGGTAAAATCTGGTGAACTAGCCGCCTTTAGCATTGGTGGCAGAGCAACAAAGGAAGACTATAATGGCTAACCTTTTAACCATGCTTGAATTGGACGAATTGTCTTTGGTAGATCGTCCTGCCAATGCGGAGGCAATGGTATCGTTATTTAAGCGCGACAACTTCGACGGGGAAACTATGAACGAAGAATTAGAAACAACAGTAAAAATGTCCGATGATATGGCAGGTAAACTAAAACCTTACATGGACAAAGGTATGTCTGAAGAAGAAGCTATGAAGGCTTATAACGCAGATATGAAAAAAGCAAAAGAAGCTGAAGTAGACAAAGCTAATGCTGAAGTCGAAACTCTTAAAGCAGAGAATGAGCGTTTACGTAAATCTCTAATTGAGAACGGCTACATAATCAAATCAGACGCTATCGAAAAGAAAGCTCCAGAAGAGTTCCTTGAGTACGAAGGCGACAAAATAAACAAAGCTGATATTCCAGCACCTATCTTAAAGGCGTTAGAAGAAGCTGAGTTTGCTAAAGCTGACTTAGAGCTAACAACTAAAGCGGAAGAAAACCTTCCTAACTTTGACGTAGCTACAGCAAAAGAATTAGTCAAATCGTTTGAGGCTAATGAAGAAGTTATGGGTGTACTAAAAGCCGCTGATAAAGCATTTGGTTCATCTATGGAAGAAGTAGGCAAGGCAGATGTTGACGGTGAGTTTACTACCGCTTCAGATAAACTTGATGCACTTGTAAAGTCTTATATGGACACTAACACAATGAAGAAGAGCGAATACGCTGTAGCATACTCTGCTGTCGCAAAGACCGATGAAGGTAAAGCTCTTATCACTAAATCCTATAAAGGGGAATAATCATGGCTGTAACGCAATCACGCGACAACCGCACTCTAATCGCTGGTGCTGATCTTAGCACCTCTCAATTCTTATTTGCAAAAATGGATGCCGCCGCTAAAGCTGTTTTAGCTGGAGACGGTGAAGGTACTATCGGTGTAATAGCTGTAGGTGCTGAAACTGGAAATGCTTGCACAATAACTCACTCAGGTAAAGTCATGGTAAAATGTGGTGGAACCGTAACTATAGCAGACGACGTGGCAATCGATGCCGCTGGTAAAGCTGTCAATGCGGCTTCTGGTGACATCATCGTTGGTCGTGCTTACGAAGCAGGTGTTGACGGTCAAATCATCGCAATCGAATTGATCCTAGCCGCTAACGCTCACGCTTAATTTAAGGAATATATATTATGCCATTATTAACACCATCCAGTGTACATCTGGATCAACCACTTACTAACTTGACTATCGCTTATGCACAAGCAGATACAAACTTCATTGCGGACAAAGTGTTCCCAATCGTCGGTGTACAGAAGCAGTCAGACAAGTATTACATCTATGACCGTGACAACATGAATCGTACAGGGGACGTTAAGAAATTAGCTCCACGTACAGAAGTGAACCGTATCGGTATGTCACTATCAACAAGCTCATACTTTGCAGACGTATTTGGTCTAGGTATGGACTTCGATCAACAAACACTAGCTAACGAAGATGCCGCTTTGGAAATTCGTTCTGCTGGAGCGCAAACACTTGCGACACGTTTGATGATCCACCGTGAAGAGCAATTCGCTTCAACTTTCTTCTCAACTAATGTTTGGGGAACAGAGTATGATGGCGTAGCTAACGGCGACAACAACTTAGACTCAGAGTTCACATACTGGTCAGATTACACAAACGCTACACCAATCATAGACGTTACTAAAGCACGTCGAGCGATGCAACTTAAGTCTGGCGGATACAAGCCAAACACAATGGTTGTAGGTAAAGAAGTTCGTGACATCTTAATTAACCACCCAGACATCCTAGCACGTTTAAACGGCGGATCAACTGTAGCTAACCCTGCATTGATCACAGACGCTAAACTAGCTGAGATCTTTGAAGTGTCTAATTTCTATGTAATGGAAGCAGTCAAGAATGACTCAGCAGAGGGTATTGCAGAAAGCAACTCTTTCATCGGTGGTAAAACAGCTATGTTAGCACACGTTGCTCCTTCAGCTGGATTGATGACACCTATGGCTGGCGGTACATTTGCTTGGAACACTTTAGACGGTGTAAACAACTTAGGTATCACAGTTGAGTCATACTCAGACGATGCTCTTAAGCGTCAACAGGTTGCAGAACACATCCAAGTTAAAATGTCTTACGACATGAAAGTCACTGGTGCTGACTTAGGTGTATTCTTTAACACAGCTATAGCGTAAAACTATACATAACATTTGGTGAGGGCTTAAGTGTCCTCACCTCTTTTATTAAGGAGAACCCGATATGATACCCTTTCAGTTTGATAGACCCGTGTTTATAAAACAAGAATTTAATGGTGGAGGAAGAGATTGGAAGAGATCCGAACATTACCCTTGGAAAGAGTTATCTCTCTCTAGTGACGTTGTTCAGACCTTATACAACAATAACTTTCTACATCATAACTCTGACTTAGAGATTAAAGCTAAGGTAGGTGACGGACTAGAAGTACTTGATGTCGCATCACTAGGTGTACTGGTAGATACGATCAATGCTAAGGTAAAAGCTAAGACTAATTCCCACGCAGAGTTTACTCGTAAGAAGTGTAAGAAGTCTAAGATACTAGAGAAGCAACGCGGTTTACTCCGCAGTTGGCGTAGAAATTATGGAGAGTTGGAGAACGACTAATGGCTTGGAGCTACGACGAAGGAAATCTAAATATAACTGATGCAATAGGTAGATTAAATGCTACTAGGTTGTTGATAGGTGATACAGACTTAAATGATGAACAAGTACAAGATGAAGAAGTTTCATTTGCTGTAGCTCAAGCTAATAATAACGTATACAAAGCTGGCTCTATGTTATGTAGATCTATAGCGGCTAAGTACTCTAGGAAGGTTAACACAGAGTTAAGTGGAGCTTTAAAAGCTGATTACTCTGATCTATCTAGGCACTACTTAAGTCTAGCAGATACACTAGAATACCAAGGTAAGATCTTAGGTGCTTCTGTAGGAGTAGTAGCTGGGGGTATCACTAAGAGTAAAGTGGATGCTGTCAGAGAAAATACTGATCGAATACAAGGGTCTTTTAGAAGAGATAGATTTAATAATCCACCAAGCTACCAATCATCTGAATACGAATAGAAGGAGTAACATATGTCTTTTAGAGCATTTGATTTACTCAGGCTAGTTGAGGACTTTGGTGAGACACTTACCTTACGTAAAGTTACTACGGGAGGTAACTACAATCCATCTACAGGTTCTGTAGTAGGTTCAGCTACAACTGACTATCTTTTCACTGGATACTTCTATGATTACTCTAGTCAGAACCCTAATGAAGTTGTTCGTGGTACACGTAAATGTGTAGTACCTTCTCTTGGTTTAGAAGTAGATCCTTTCCCTGATGATTTAATCTTAGGTAATGGTGATTCAGTAAAAATAACTAGAGCAGTTTCTATATTCTCTAATGGTGTAGCTATGTGTTACTTATGTGACGTACAGGAGTAGACTATGAAAGAGGTATTAGGATTAAAGAAAACCATGTCCAATCTATACGAAGAAATAGATGAGGCTATAGAACTGGGTGTAAAATATGCCTTAGAGGATATAGCTGTATACACTATAGACTTATCTACTCCTACAGTAGACACTGGTGCTTATATAACATCTTTCTCTTACGGTGTTGGTACAGGTAGACCTAGAGGTAAGTCTTCTGAAGGTAGACCTAAAGAACAAGACAAAGTGTCTATGGCAACAGAAGGTCTTAACAATCTGTTAAACGATATAAATAACATACAAGATTTTAATAGGAAAGACAGTATAGTTCTTAGGAACGGATCACCTCACGCTATAGATGTAGAAGAAGGTGGACCTAACTGGAGACTTACACAACCTTACAAGATCTTTTCACAGGTAAGGGATAAATATGGCTAGTATACACAACGACATAAGAGCCGCGCTTGAGACACACATCTCAACAACGGCTAACCTGCCTACCATTGCTTACGAGAACGTGGTATTTGAGCCTACAACTGGCACTAGCTTTATTAGAGTAAAATACCTACCTACAGTAACTAGACCTGCTGTAAGGGGCTTAAATCCTCAACTCAGGTATCAAGGTGTATTTGCTGTTACAGTATTTACTCCAGAGGGTAACGGACCTTCAACCGCAGACGACTACGTTAACAAAGTTATAAACGCATTTCAAGCTACTACTGACATATCGTTTACTAACTCACAATCACAA